TGTATTCCCACCGCTAGCACCACCTACTGATAACAAGGTAGGTCGTGAACCAGCGGCTGTAAGAAACTGAAGCAGACAGAGGATTCTTAATGGAAACTTCTCTAACCTTTCAATCTCCTTTTTGGAGGTTTTGGACAATAATTGTTCAAATTTGGGTTTGGATCCCGCGTCTTCTTGTAGATTGCCGCATTCATTCTCTTATCTTGACCAGTTTTGTCTTCAACACCCGATTTGGAAGATGTTGTTGGGCATGTCTATGTTTCATGCACACCCCAGCAGCAGAGTGTCACCCGGCCAGTAATTGGCCAACACCTACCAGCCTTTCTGGTTACATGACTGTGGTTGTCACAACCACATAAGTAACCGTGCTCTGTTTCGATCTTTGATCTAAATAAGGGGTATGAATAATCGAAGGTTGGGTGGTGGACGATATCAGATGATTTCTGTTCTTCACGCGCTTAGATAGGCGACGAGTGTTGTGGTCAGGTTACTCTACAAAAGAGAACCAGGGCGCAATTAGAGTGGAGACACATCCCGCTGGGCCTACTTATTTACTTTGTAGGAAGTGTGGGGTGTGGATCAATAATATACTGATATTTAGATAGTTTCCTGCATTGTCGGACCCTCACGGGTGGGGCAATTTCCAGAAGTAGTTAATACTAAACTTGGAACACACAAGAAGATCAGGACCAATTATGCACGATTGGTCATCAAGGGTCTTCGAAGGCGGTGGCTGGACGCAGAACTTGGGTGCAAATACCAGGAGCTTGCCCGCTATCCATCACATAGTGACCAGATAGTGTATTCACCGTCAGTCGTCTTGTTGTGGGAGCACGGGCGTCCGAAGTCAAAGAACATTAAGATGTATTTCTAGTGTACACTGGACGGGGATGCGTCTGTTAGGCCTAACGAACCTAACAGCTCGTTCACGCACCTGACCCGGGCCATTTGTACTTGACCCGGTGATGCGTCCGGAAAAGCGCACAACAAGAAGCTATTTATGAAGGCCTCGTACGAGGAGGAGTTTGACTTCATATCATGTTAGCACGAGGTAAATCAGCCCAGGGGCACCTGGGGGAGTGGTTCGCTCGCAGTCGTTTAAATCACTGCGCTCAGAGGCTTAACGGCGGTGGCCCAAAGCCGTTCTTACCTAGGTAAGAATGTGTGGGTTGAGTAAAAGTCCGAACATGACTTCACATATTGAGGTGAAGAACGTCAACATACGGGTGTTGTATCCTAGCGTCCTCCCTGACCCTTACTTTAATTAACCTTCTCCCAGTTCTCTTTCTCTTTTGCTCCAAACAATGTCTTCTCAAATTGTTCTAAATAAAATCGCTCTTTATGGCTCCACTGTTAACACCCGTATATTGGCGGATGTTCCGGGGAGCAACTCAAACTCAGGTCGTACCTTCCTGTCAAGACTGTTCGAACAGAACAGGTCTATGACGACTGCCATCCAGTACTCTCAAATGGGTGCTGCTGGTGCTATCCACCGTCTGGGTCGCTTGGCTATCCAAGTTTCGACCGAAGGTGGGCGCGGCTCGTCTACTGGGTTTTCGTCGGTTTGGGTTCAGCATGCGAACCCAAACCCTGAGGTCAGGTTTGAGATGTCTCACAACATCTCACCTGCCTCAAACTCTTCTTCTGATCAGACTACGATCAGTCGCGCTATGCGCACAATATTCCCGGCCGCAGGTGCAGCAGCTCAAGATGCAATGAGTGCATCTCTTGTTGCTTGCTCCGACCAGGAGGTGAGATACACTGGTTTGTATCTCAGAATTCTCGCTCTCGCTGAGAGCATCTCTTTAGGTATTCCTCTCAACCCCGTCAACGTCAATGCCTTCGCTACGATGTACCCGTCGGTTGCTGCTGATGTGGCTGCACTGTCTGCTGCCATTGACACCGCGAGTTGGGCCAACAATAGTGTGGTCCTCTTGAGTGCATCGTCAGCAGCGACACGGATAACCCCACAAATCATTTCCTGTCTTGCTCTTGCCGGTATGGCACATGCTGGGCAGGCAGCGGTTTTCGGTGGCCACTCTGGCATAGCGTCTTGTCTGCCTGACGCCATGTCAATTTACTTCTTTGGTCCTGCTGCTAGGCCCAACGCCTTTGCTCCAATTGTCCCAGTTATGGCGGACGTTGTGGCAACGCTCCGTTTCGTCCAGAATGTGACTAAGGACAACGTTGGTTTGGAGGAAGCGTATTGGTATGCATGTGGAAGCGTACGACTCGCTTCTTCCAAAATCACTTTTCTCCCTACCCAACCAGAGGAGAGATTTCACAACTTCGATGTTAGATTGACCACTATTGGTCGTCTCTTTTGGGGTTTGGCACGCTGGACAAGAGCCGGTGTGCCACAACCTCCTGAAATAGCTGCTGCTGTTAACGCCTTATACCCGGCTGGCATGGCAGCAGCTGTTAACGCAGCAACGGCCGGTTACGTCATCAACCACAACGATGCCCTTCCTGCCCCAATCACAGCCTACAAGATTCAGG